ATGTTTCCACGACTTCCCACCTGGCTGACCTGGTCGCGCATCGTGATGATCCCGCTGATGATCGGGGCGTTCTATGCGCTGCCGATGCCGGCGGCCGGGATCGTGGCGGCGGTGGTCTTTGCGCTGGCCGCGGTCACCGACTGGCTGGACGGTTATCTCGCGCGGCGCTGGTCGGTGACCAGCCGCTTTGGTGCCTTCCTGGATCCGGTGGCGGACAAGCTGATCGTCGCGGCCGCGCTGGTGCTGGTGGTGGATCACAACCCCGAGTTGGGGCTGGCGCTCGCCGCGATCGTGATCATCGGTCGCGAGATCGCGATCTCGGCCCTGCGCGAGTGGATGGCCGAGGTCGGTGGCAGCGCAAAGGTGGCGGTGTCCTGGGTTGGCAAGTTCAAGACCAGTGCCCAGATGGTGGCCATTTTCCTGCTGCTGTGGGCCGAGCCGGTGGCGGGGCTGCCGCTGTTCGTGATCGGCGAATGGCTGCTGTACCTGGCGGCGGTGCTGACCCTGGTCTCCATGGTGCAGTACATGCTGGCCGCGGCCCGGGACGCCTGAACGAATTTTTTGTTTGCGGTGTTGACGAAGCCGGCGCTGTCTGTAGAATACGCATCTGTCGACGGGCGGGAATAGCTCAGCTGGTAGAGCACAACCTTGCCAAGGTTGGGGTCGCGAGTTCGAATCTCGTTTCCCGCTCCAAACGATTTCCCGAAGCCCCGGCACTGCCGGGGCTTTCTGTTTCGGCGGCATCCATGACCGTCGAACAAGCCTTGCCCCGGCTGGGTGGCAGAGTGGTGATGCAGCGGACTGCAAATCCGCGTACCTCGGTTCGATTCCGGGCCCAGCCTCCAACAAAAACAGTGACTTAAAGGGTTCCTCAGGTAAGCAGGTCAAACCATGTAAGCACTGTGTAAGCAAAGAGACCCCGCCGGTAAGCATCGGCGGGTTTTTTTGTTGCTGCGCAGGCGCTGGCCCGGATAGATATAAGGCATGGACGAACGTCATCCGATAGCCTCAGCCTATGTCCCCGCCCACAAAAAAGCCCCCACCAGACGGCAGGGGCAGCCCTCGCGTCGTGAGGTCCACGACCAGGGATGTCGGGGTTCTTACTGACCGGGGCACTCGCCGACTAATCCCCGCCTGCCGTAGCAGGGCTACAAGAACGCGCGAAGCGCTCCTATTCGGTTGCGACAGCCTCCATGTCGTCGCGTGGATTCCAGCCTTCGGCCTTGCGCACTTCGTTGGGCGTCAGGATGCCGTTGCGCACGGCGATTTCATGCGAAGTCCAGCGGGTCTCGGGATCACCGCGCAGCAGGCCGGTAAGGTCCACTTCCACCTCCAGCAGGCCGGCACTCTCCGGCAGCAGGCGGCGGGTCAGCTCGGATTCCAGTTTCTTCGTCCACTGGGAAAGCGTTTGCTGCGCGAACAGCCGGAGCATCGTTTCCGAGTTGGTGAAACTGGAGTTGCTGAGATCACCCACCAGGTTCGGCGGTACGCCAAACAGACGGGCCAGCTCTTCCACCGTGAATCGACGCGAGGCCAGAAGCTCGGCATCCTCGGCAGACATGCTGATCGGCTTGAACTGCATTCCTTCTTCTAGGATCAGCCCCGACTTGGCGTTGTTGACGCCGCCGATTTGATCGGCAACCTGGCGGCGAAGATTGGTAAGCGCCTGCTCACCCAGTTTCGACGGGTGTTCGAGCACCCCGCTGGGGTTAAGTTGGTTGTCCCACAGACTGGCGGAGAAGTCCTGCACCTTCATGGCCTGCTATACCGTGGAGGCCGCCCGGTGCAGACGCGAGCGCCCGATCAGGCCATCGTCGGAGCGGTCGCGGAGATGGATCACCTCGTCTTGCAGCAAGCGGCGGATGCGCCCGGAGCCGTCCGTCACGTCATACGCCAGCCGCCCGGTCGGCAGCAGATGAACGCTGCACCATTCCCAGGGGATCGGCACCAGGGCCGTCACCTGCCCGGAGCCGTCGCGCTCCACCTCAGCGAGACCGTTGCCGCGCAGCAGGGTGGAGGCCACCAGCCATTCCGCGAAGTCTGCCCACGACTGGTGCTGATTAGGGCCGCGCCGATAGAGCCGCATCAGGGGGTGGTCGTGTGCCACCTCGCGGGTCTCGCCGTCCAAACGGTAGACGTACAAGGGCAGGGTGCTAATGCTCCCGGAGATTGCGCCCACGGCGGCCAGCACGGTGCTCAAGTTCTCGGCCATGCGCGGATGCACCGCCTCGGGTTGAGGCAGGCCCCCGGTCGGAGAGATGTGCGACCAGGACGGATCGGACGAACGGGTCTCCTTGTCCCGGCCCAGCATACGGTTCAACCAGTCCATTTCATCACCTCGATCAGACGCCGTGCCCGGTTGAGCCTCGGAGTACGGTTGCGGGCATCCACGGCGGTGCCGTCATAGGCCGGCCAGGCATGGACCACGCTCACCTCCAGCAAATCCAGCGCCCGGAGTTCACGGCGGCGGCCCTGCCACTGCTCATCCTTCACCAGGAACCCGAAGCTCATACCGCCAAGGTCGCCACGCTCGGCCATAGCGAGCACGTCGCGGCCCAGGGTGGTATCCGGCAGGGCGATTTCAAACGCGAGACCGCGATCATCCTCATGCAGGCGCAGGGTGCCGGTCTTGGTCCGTGCCAGCAGGGCAGACGGGTCGTGATCCACCAGCGCCAGCACGTCGCCACCGGAGCGCAGGGAGTCCGCGAACGCACCGGGGGCGATGGTCTCGACAAAATCTGCGATACGCGCCTCAGCGCCGAATGTGGCAGCGTAACCCACCAGCCTCCGGCGCTCGGTGCGCAGCTCGGTAGCGACACGATGCTCCATTAGGCGAGGTCCAGATCACCGTAGGCAAACGACTCGGGGTGCCGGACCGCGACATCGGCGGTCATCATGGCCCGAACCATAATGTTGCCCTTGGAGTAGGCGGTGGACTCGAACGGATTAACCAGCACGTCCAGCTCGGACCAGAAGCCGATCAGCAGATCGTTGAAGTTGCCGAAGATCAGCGGGGCGGTATCCGGGGTGCCCTCCGTGATCGGCACCAGCGTCGAACGCGCAACGTTGTAGCCGTCCAGGCTATTACGGCTGTCCATCACGAAACCGTGTTCGGCCTCGCCGCTAACCTTGTTGGTTGAGCGCAGCAGGCGACGAACCTGCGGGTGCGTCAGGAACGCAGTGCCCTCAGCGTCTTCGTCCTCAACCAGCCCGATCAGCTCCTGAACCTTCTCCCAGGTCGCGGCCATCTCGGAGACATTGCCCACGCCGGAAGTCTCAAGAATGCCGGTCGGCTCGTTGGCACCACCGCCCTTGATCGCCACACGATCCAGCGCAGCGGCCAGAATCTGCGCGAAGTCACGGCGAACAAGCTGTTCCACGTCCGGGCTGGCCTGCTGGAGCATGTTCCGCGACAGCTCGGTCATGGCCCCGGCGTGTTTCGGACCCATGGCCACCTTGGAGAAGTCGTGCTGCGAAGCCGACAGGGCGCTGTTCTCGGCAACCCAGCCGGTCGATGCGGATGCGGCCAGCTTCGGGATGTCGACATTGCCGGTCAGGCCCCGCAGTACACGCGCACCCAGACGGCGAACGGTAACGGCCTCGCGCAGACGGTCGATAAACTGTCCGCCCAGGTGGTCGGTCGCCACCAGGTCGGCACCCTGGCCGGTGCTGGTCAGCACGTCGCGGGATTCGATGCGTTCCTCGAACACTTCAGCCGGCACCGCGATGCCCTCGAAGGTCCGGCCCGAACGGCGGGCCAGTTCCTGCTGCACCTCGCGCTCGCGTCCGGCGTCGACGTTCATGCCAGCCGCTGAGGCGAGGGCGCGGGTCAGAGAATACGACCGGCGGGCTTCATCCCACTGGCGGTCATCGGAGTCGCCGCCGGTGAGCGGGGTGCCGGCCATGCGCCGTTCCTGCTCTTCCAGGGCCTGAGCGCGCTGGATCGTCTTTTCCAGCTCTTCGGCCTCACGCTTCAGCCGGTCGAACTGTTCGGCCTGTTCGGTACTCAGGTCGCCGCCGTCGCCTTTCGGGTTGTCCGCGAGGGAGCGCATTTCCTGCACCTTGGCGGCGCGGTTCTGTTGCAGATCAGCGAGATTCATTCTTTCGTATCCTCAAGTTTCTGTTGTACCTGCCGGGCCACCCGGCTCGGCACGATCACAATTGCGGGTAACTCCGGCGGAGCCGGAATGCCTAGCTGCGCGGTGGAGTTCCAAACCCCATCCGCGCCACGCCAGAAGTGGATGGGCTCGTCGAGATATTCATACCCCACGGCCCGTACATTGGGGTCGCTCAGTACATGCACCCGGTCCGCCTCAGCGGCCACCATGTCAGCAAGCCCCGACGCGATGCGGGCAGTCAGACCCATAGTGGTCAGATGAACCAGCGTGCGCACCAGGACCGCATCCCGGAACGTCCAGCGGCGGGACTGACCGCGCCCGGGGTGCGGGTTGTCAGGCACCACGATCCCGCGCTCAACCCACTGGAGCAGGGTGGCCGGCTGGACGCCGGTGGCTTGCACGATTTGTTTATGGGAATAGCTCATATTGTCACCATATCAAAACGAGTGACGGTTGTCAATAGTCACTACTACAATGCCGCAAAAGCTCTTCCCGCAGGCGACGGGCCTGCTCCCGGCTGGCCTCCAGGTCGAAATCCATGGGCCACGCGATCAGGGGATCGGCCTCGCTTTCGAGCGGGTTGCAGTCCCACGGCTCCAGGCCCAGCTCGCGAGCGAGACGGAGATGGTCGTGGTCACGGAACGCCTCCACGGCGGCGGGCGTGACGCGGATGCCCTTGGCGGTGCGGCGGGTGCGTTTTCTATTCGTCGGCATTGTCTTCTCCTTACTTCTGCGGCGGCCGGCCCACGGTGTCGCGCAGGGGTTCAAGGTCGAGATTGAGTTGCTTCAGGCACGCCATCAGCGCGATGCGGGAATCCCGCTCCGTGTTCACGGCGGGATGCGCCTTCACCTGGTCGAAACGATCCATGACGGTTGCGCCATCCTTCGCGAGCGTGGCCTGTGCCTCGCGCATCCGGTCAAACGCCTCCAGGGCGCTGGTCAGGATCAATTGTCCGGCGTCGTCGTCGATGCCATAGTCCTCAACAATGGACCGCCACAGGTCGGTGGCTTCGGGGCTGAGATGCTTCGGGGCTTCCATGAAATACTCCTTAGGGCCTTAGATTCGTTGAAAATGTGGTACACACGCCGAGCTAGTCGCGTCAGCGCTCAGAGATTGCTCGGCTTTTTTCTCCGCGCGCTCAATGGTCCCCCCGCCTCACCTGAGCCGCACCAGCGGGCAAGTGATACGCCAAGGTGTGCAGGTACAGGGCAGTGTCCTCCGGCGTCATGTGCAGCCGCACAATCGCCAGCGTGCCACCCAGCAGGGCCTCCACCACCTCGTCGGGTTCCGCGCCGTTGTCGAGCGCATCCATGCCAAGGTCGCGGACCTGCTCGGCAAGGGGGGTGTGTTTTTCAGTCATCGTTGTGTCCTCTCGTTGTGTAGTAGTGCTGCCACCGGGGTGGCGTTGGTTGTGTGATGCGCTGCCCTGAATCAGGGCAGGAGGGGCCTTACTTCAAGGCCCCCGGTGGTGTGCGGCTCTTTAAGGCCGCACCCGTTGGGGCGGGCAAACACATGACCGCCCCCGTAGGGGGTTGCCCGCTGCCCGCTGCCCGCCCTTGTGTGGCGCGGGTTGTGGCGTACCCACGGGCAAAATGCGGTTTTGCCCGCTGCCCGGCTGAAACGGCTTCATGCTGCGAAAAATCGCGGGCGGGCAGTTTCGGCGGGCAATTTGCCCGTTTGCCCGTTGCCCGCTCCTTGCCCGCCTGCCCGCTCATGCCGTCACCCCCACCAGGTTGCCTTCCGCGACCGCAATCACGTCCTTGTGATCGTCCGTGGTCTGGGTCACCAAGTGCCCTTCCTCCAGGGCGCGGTGAATGGTGGCGGTCACCTTCTTTTGCCCGGCCTTGAGGGTGTTGGTCACACCGCCCCAGTCTTCCGAGATACGCCGCTTCGGCATGGGGCCTTTCTTTTCGAGAAGGTCGATAATCCGGCGTACCAGTTCGTGATATTCCGCATCCGCCTTGCGCTCCTTGTCCGCAACCTTGCTCGCCTTCAGCTCAGCGGGCACCAGCACGCCGCCTGCGCCCCGTTCGAGCCACATGCCACCCCACGGGGCGGAATAGTTGGCTTTCGGCGTGTTGAAGCGCACATAGCGCCCGGCGTCCTCTTCGTCGATGCCGAATGTCTTGGCCTGGTCGGTGCTCATGGTGCGCAGCAGTCCTACCCAGCGGGCACCGTCCACCAGCCCGGACGCACCGCGCACGGCTTCTTGCCCGGCGTCGGTATCCTTGTGGCCCGCCTTGCTGACGTGATGCGGCAGCAGGACCGTCGCGCCCGTGGCCTTGCGGATATGCTCCGCTGCCTCAATTAGGCGGGTGCCATCGCTGTTGTCGTTGGGGTCGCCCCCGTCAAAGCGGCTCAGGGGGTCCAGGACGATCATGCGCGGCGGCTCCGGGGCCTGTTGCGCCGTGCGGATCACGCGCTCGGCAAGCTCCGTGCGCTGAATCTCGCCCATCGTCTTGCGCGTCAGCATGTTGTCATCGCCCACGCGGTCGAAGACGAACAGACGGCGGCGGATGTTGTCCTCGTGCTGCGTCCATTCGCCGTCCAGCCAGGTGAAGGGATACAGCTCTTCGCGGTACAGCTTCAGGACGCGAGACAGACGGCGGTGTACTTCGTCTCGGTCGTCCTCGGTACTGAAGATCAGGACCGGCCCGGCGTTGTCTTCATCCACCGGCATACCCAGCCACGGCAGGCCGGTACAGACACCGATGGCGAGCTGCAGGGTCGCCATGCTCTTGCCGGTACTGCCTGCGGCGGCCAGCAGGCCCACGACCCCCAGCGGCAGAAAGTCCCGCACCAGCCACTCGCGTTCCGGTGGCTCGCTGTCGATCAGGTCGCCAACACGCGCGGACTCAAGATCAAAGGCGGGCACCGGGTCGGTGGTGCCGGTATCCGTGCGTTCGAGGTTGTTGAAGTCGGCGAGCGCTTCGCTGTACCCGTGTTGGCTCGCCATCCATGACAACGTGCCGATGGTGACCGGGTTAGCCCCTTCGCTGAACGAACGCCACTTGCGTTCCATAAGCGATGGATCATGCTTGCCGGATTGTTCACTCCATTGAGTCCACAGGTGGAACCCGCTGCCGGCCGTCGCGTGGTGAATTGCCATCCCGACGCGCAGCCAATCCGAGTACGGCAAATCGTTGTTCGGAATATGGCCGAGGATGCCTTGCACCCTGGTCTCGCCGAAGCTGCCTGCGGGCTTGTGTTCTCCCCGCGCTGGTGTTGCCTCGGCAATCCACAGGTCTAACAGCGCCTCCGGGAGCTCCGGCAGGTTGCGCCAGTCGCCAACCCACTGGTAGGGCTTGCCGGTTTCCGGGTGGATCGACGGCGGCAGAACGTCCTGTACGGTCTTGCCTTCCTTCGTCGCGCAACGCAGTTCCAGCGGGTGTTTACCCTCTATAGGTGTTCCGCAATCCATGGACGGCAACCAGTCCACGGAATCCGGCAGGCGATACAGTAACTTCGCGCGGCCTTCACGCCCCGAACGGATTTGCACTGCGCTCTCGTCGGTACATAGCGCCGCGAGGTCGATTCCATGCGATTGCATCCATGCCTCGGCACCATGCCATTCGTCTACATCGACGGCGCACGTCCTGCTCCAGGCGTGACACAGACCGATGTTGCCGGTCAGGTGGGCCGCGCGCCGTGGATCTCGGATCGCGTTTTGCTCAAGGTTCCAGCCTGCGGCCATCCCGTGATCGCCTTTGGTCCCGGCGGGGATGGAGACCAGGGCGAACCCATGCTCGACATATTCGACAGCCGCGTCGGCGGCACGCTGGGATTCCGTCAGATCGGGGGCAAGGGCTTCAGCCGTCATACCGCACCCCCTTCTCCTGCCGCCCATACAGCGTGGAGTAGTCCCGCTGATACGAACTCGCGTGAAGACCGGCCTCGGCAATATCGCGCAGCCGCTCGGCACTGGGGCGCGTGAACTTCGCGGTCAGGTTAAAACGCGGATACTGGCCTCGGATGTTCGGATGAAGGTGCGCGGCAACCTTCACGGCGCTGGTGGAGACATACCGGCCTGCCCAGTTCTCGATTACATGTTTTAGCGGAGCCCAGGGACCGGCACGGCGCGCGCGTGTCTTTTGCGCATCCAGCCAGGCGAAGGCGAGCCGCACGGTGTCGATAGACTCGATATACCAGTCCGCATCCAGCGGGCGCAGCTCTTCACACGCGGCTGCGATTGCGGCCTCGCTCGGAATCGGAGTAAACTGCGAATGTAGGTTCCCTGCCTGCGCCGTCTGAAGCCCCGTAGCCCGTCCCCCCGGGCGCGGGGCTTTTACTTTTTCAAGCATCGCGTGCACCTCCCCACCGCTTGATCGCGACACGGACCAGCCGCGCAACCGCACAGGCGGCGGCGAGGGCCATTACATACGCGAGGAACATTTGCAGGGGACTCATTGCGCGTCCCCCTTGCGCGCCGTGCTCTCGCACACGTTGGCCTCTAGCCAAGCATCAAGGTCGGATTGCCGATACCGGACTGCGCGCCCCAGCTTTACAAAGCGGGGACCGTCGCCGGACCAGCGCCAGCGGTTGAGGGTGTTGGGGGATAGGCCAAGATACTCGGCGGCCTGTTGGGTGTTCCTGTTGCTAAGTGCAGACATTTGGCGGTGCTCCTGTCGTCTGTTATCTAAGACAGGAACAACGCTAAATGCATGATGTAGAAGTAAAAATTTCCGAACGCTAGCGGTATGTAAGATTATGCTCTTCGCGGGCGTCCGGCACGGCTCATGTAGGAGGGAATTGTGGATGGTTCGGCCTTGAGCCACTGCCACAGGTTGCGGTCGTTAGGGCGGTGTAGCTCTCGCCGCTGAAGCTCGCCCCCGATGAGGGCGAGCATGTCCTCCTTGCGCAGCTCGCGATCGGTGTCCCCTTGCACCAGTTGCTCCGCTATCTCGCGGGCGGCGTCTCGGGCCACGTCATATCGCTGGTTTGTCTTGTCAGCTCCCTCGCTTCGTTTCTCGGTTGCCTTCGCCTGAATAGCAGCGCCCCCTTGCGCCATCGCCTCCAGCCACGCGGTCCATGCGGCGTCGAACGACTCCAGACACTCCGGCACGACGGGGGCGTTCTCGAACCGTTCGGCGAGGTCTTCAGCTTTGCGGGCAAACTCGATCCCGGCCTCGGTTGACGTGGTGTGCCCGCCTGCCCGCTGGTACTCCGCTTCGATCCAATCCCAGAGCGGGGCCACCACCAGACGGCGAACCGTGGCCGCCATTTCTGTCGAGTCGGCGTGCTCTGCCAGCGCAGACCGGGCGTGGTGTCTCTCGTGGGGGTCGATCAGCGCGATCACGTCCGGTTGCAGCTTCAT